CACTCCAATTTGTTGTAATGATTGGTTTATTTGTTAAAGAAAATTCAAGTAGTGGTCGTCCAAAGCCTTCTCCCTTAGTCAAGCTAACCATAGCTTTTACTTTTGAATGATTATACAAACTATTCATTTCCTCATCCGTAAACTCACCGTGAAGCAAATATATGTTAGGTAAGTTAGTTGAGTTTACTGTTGAGCGAATTGCTTTAATACGCTTAATTAATTCATCCCTATCCATATAAGAGGAACCAACTTGTGTTGTTTTCAAAATCAAAGCTGGTTTTTTACTCTTGTTTTTAAAGGTCTCATAAAACGCTTTAATCAATAGAGTAATATTTTTTCTATCCTCTCCAATTGGAGTATTTCCAATCCAATGCCCTACAAACAGATAAGCAAAATCCTCCTTCATGTTTGGTAACTCAAAAGTAGATTTTTCTGGTTTGTACATATCAAGGTTAGCTCCCTCAAACAGAATATCAGATGGTTTATTCCATTCTATTAATCCTATGGTTTGGTTTGTATTTTGATCACGCTTTTCAAATTTTGATTCACGTAAAACATCAATGGTATGTTTTGAGGAACCTAACACTAGATCCATTCGTTGACAACCCTCAACCCATTCAGCAGGAGCAATTGTGCTTTCAATTCCAGCGGTAATCCCAATGTTGTATTTTCCTACTACTTGGAATTCATTTGGGACAGTAACCCAAACCATAATATCAGGTTGTTGTGTCAATTGTTGTACAAAATGACTTTCCAAAAATTTCCACTCAGGATTTTCATCAATGAAATTCATCGGTGTGTTTCCCCATCGGCAAGGGATAATCTTGATATCCCATTCGTCTTTTTTCAATTCAATGATTGCTTTAGCAACATCTCTACCTCTAGCTCCATAACCAGAGAACGTTTGTACGGGAGCGTATATAACGCATGTATTCTTACTCATATAACTATTTTAATATAAAAGTTCGTGACTCAATTCATCTTCTTTAACATCAGCAATATTGATGAACTCATATTTTTCTCGCGGCTTCCACGTGTTAAATAATTGATCTATCGCTTTAATTGCTCGCTTACCCATTGCTTTACCTGTAAAACCAGCTTGCTCAAGTGCCCATTTTCTTCCCTCTAGACCACATGCTTTTCTATCCTCACGAGTATAGTTTACATAAAGCTCAATTAAGTGCTCTGTTGCATCCTCTGGTCTACATCTGTCATCCCAAATGTAAGGTGTAACAGGTGATCCTTGGATTGATCGGTTTGTTGGGTAAACCGGGAACGCCCACACTCCATGACGCGTATATTTACCTGTATGGTTTGAAGGTACTTTAGGAGTTGGAGTATACCAATTTCCATCTTCATCTACAAATCCCATTTGATCTTGCATTCCTCCGGTAACGTTTGCTATAATTGGAGTTCCCGCTAAAATTGCCTCTGTTAGCGAAAGACCCCATCCCTCATTCGATGTCAATAAAATTTGAGCATCTGCAATGTTATACAAAACATTCAATTGATTTGAATCCAACTTATTTGTTGAAAAATAAATTGCTTTTGGGTAATCCTTAAACAACAGTTTACGTACTGCCTCTAGATCCGTTCCATGCTCACTCACTACCTCTGTGTGGAGTACCATAGCACACTTTTCTGCTTTTTCTTTCGGCAAACGATCCAAAAAGTATCTAAATGCAAGCATAGTGTCGGGAATTTGTTTTCTTCTAATGTTTCTCGAATTAAAAAACACTACAAAATCCTTTTCATCACCACCAAACAAATTATTTTTGACCTCAACTAATTCACTATCAGGTAAAGGCCTAAAGATATCCTCATTTAATCCGTGTGGAACATAATCTATGACTTTGTTCTTTGCTTTATCGCCCAACACTAGCTCATTTATAAGCTTTGTTTGCTTTGAAATTGCCAACAACGCATCACATGACTCATAAAACGACTTATTATACAATGGCGTTGGATAATCATCCCAAATGTTTAGATAAATTATAGGACACTGTTTTCTAATCTCGTTTTCAATAGCAAACAACCACTCAAAATACCTAGGATCCGTAATTAGCATAATTGCATCTGGTTTTTCCAGTTTTATCATCTGACGGATCAAATCAGCATTTCCATAACCATCCGTTGGGTATAAAAATACGGAAGCATCCTCAATGCCTGAGTTCTTTGATGTATCGGCTGATAGATCGAATCGTTTTCCTTTTTCGGGGTGATTAATTGCTCCTGCAATGTTTACCCAATTGAAATGGTGGCAAGTATTGATTACTAATTCGCGGGCCACTGTTGCTACTCCTGAGTGTACTCTAATGTCGTCACAAATTAGTAGGATTTTCTTTCTTTCGTTTTGTGGTAGATAACCTTCTTTCATAATTTTTATAACTTGTTTTTAATAATATAATTACTTAATCTTCATTTTCCAAATAAACTTGTTAGTTTATTACAATTAAGTTATAAAACTTAATCCAAAGATAGATCGTTATGGTTGTGAACTTTTTTTCTAAAATCCTCATCTGTTAAATACAAATGGATTGCTCGCTCGCTTAGTTTTTGGAAAGAAAACTTTCGTTTAATGCATTCTACTCTAAAATTTTCAAACAAGTCTTTGTCTATTTTGACGCTTGTTAAGGTTTGGTTTTTGTCTGTACTCATAATATTATATTTATTGGGTATTGTTTTGCTAATTTATAATTTGGGTTTTTTACAATTTGTCTAATTTGATGTTCACTTAAAGGAATATCTTTACTGTTAATCAATACATTTAAAGAAGAATATACTTTTCCATTGTATTCTACTTTAGCCGGGACACGTTTAGATATTTTAAATATTTCTCCGATTTCCCATTGTTCTGAGGTTACTATAATTTCTTTATTTTTTATTGGGTGACCTTCGGATAGTAATTTTTCTATCCAATATGTTTCTACATCATAAAAAATATCCAATATTTTCATTTTTATGTCATATTTCCCTAGATGACTTGTATGATCATAGAATCGAGATTTGGGGCGAGATGATTTCCCTACATAGAATATATTATTTTTTTCATCTATTAACCCATATACGTATGTTTTTGTGCCTTTTTCCATATGTTATAAATTCGTATATCCGTATTATACATATATGGGTATTAGGTAAAGGTAGCAGAACATAAATGGGTTTTATAAAAAGGACAATATTTGCAATTATCATTTATTTTAGGTTGGTGCTCTACTTGTTTGTATCCGTTTTGGTCAAATACATTTTCTATAAACTTTAGCATTGCTTCTTCTGCTTTTTTGATCTTGATTTTACCCGAGGTAGGTCTATATTTTTGGATACGTTTAATAACAAAATCTTCACTTTCCCTTAACTTACGTTTTACAATAAAGAATTCTGCTTCTATTTTCTCAATTGGGAAATTAAAATGTTCGGCAAAATATTTTTTGTAGAGTAAAATTTGATATTGTTTTATTTCGTTTTTTTTATCTTTATCTCCCCAACCCCAAGTTGAAGTTTTGATATCTAATATATGAATTGTATTTGTTGGCTCGTGATATAAAACAGCATCAATGTAGCCTTGATACACTACATTTGGATATTTTGGGTGTGGATTTAGTGTGATTGGAATTTCTACTCCAATTAAATACCAACCACGTTTGGAGAAATGTTTTGATTTATTTTTAGCAAAATCACGAATGATCTCTATTCCATCATCGTAAAATTCTCTAAGTTCTGTTGGATTGGAAAAGTGTTGTTTGCTGTTTGCTTTATATTGCTTTGCGTATTCTTCTCTAAATACATTTTCAAAATGCTCAGATGTGTTTATTTGGTCTGCTGCTACAGCACTCTGTTCATAAAATACAGTTAGGTAATGCTGGAGTGTTTCGTGTAGAGCGGTTCCGAAAACTGTATGGATAGTTGAGGTAAATTGTTTTTGGCCTTCTTTGTATTGTAAAGACCATTTTTTAGGGCATTCGGAGTACATTTGGAGTTGGGAAAATGAGATTAGTTTCTCACTTGCCCAATCTATATCACGCTTAATTTTGTTTCGAACGTCTTTTACAACTTGAGGTATAACCTTCTTTTTTGACATTTATCGTTTATTATATAAAAGGATGGATTGGCCTTGAATATCTAAAATATTATTTAGTATTTTGTATTTCCATTTGCCTTCGGGTGAGGGGAGATTATGTAAGTTTTTTAACATTATTGATTGGTATAAATTGGATTTTTGGGGATCTATTATATCCGGATTACCTCCTTTATGAGTTGCAGCCACTAAAATATATTTAGGTTGGTTTATTTTGAGATAATCTAATGTAATATTAAAAACTGTTTTGATGGCTCTAATCAAATATCTATAATCTGATTTTTTATATTGGGTGTCTTCTTGACCTAGTGCAAATTCAATATTGATGAAGGTTTCATTAGGGTCTATATCACTTGGTATAGAATCGGATATTACTTCCATAGAATATGGTTTGAATAATACTTCTCCTTTAACTCCATCATCCGTAACAAATATGTATTCATTGTTATTTACTTTAGTGAATTCATATGGAGTAATATTGGTTAATTCTCCTACTTCTTTTAACACCTCATGCAAAATAGCTTTTAGCCTTAAACTAGCACTCATTTTATTTTTATTTAAATTTAATATACAAAAACTTTTTGAATATTCCAAGGAAAAAGAAACCTCCACGATAGCGAGTGTTGGAGGTTTCGCCGTTACAGTTTTGTAACGGTCCTAAATGTTATTTATATAATATTATTATTAAAGGCATATTCTTGAGCTGCATCTACTAGCTCTTTAGAGTCAATGTCTGTTTCACCTCTTGCTACAAGTGTTTCATAAGCAATATCTTGTAGATCACTATAGCCATCTGGGTCTGTTTTATCATTGGCATAAAAAGATGGTCTTTCTTCTTTTGGGAGAGATTTGTAACTATCTATAAAGTCTTCGATTACTCTATCTGTGATTGTGTTATTTTCATTCAATCTAGCTTTATATTCACTTTCAGTGATTAGGCCAGCTAACATTTGCATTCTAAGAGTTTCTTTATTCATTTTCGTATTGTTTTAGTAATTGTTGGTTACGAGCAATCATGTTGAGACGTTTTACTAAGTTACCTCTGTTACGTTTTGGTTTGCCTTCTTTTCTTGCTTTTGCCATCTTACTTTAAAATTCCAGCTAGGCGCTGCATTCTTTTCATTTCCTCAATTTGAGTCCCATCTCCCACAACTGCTTCATAATCTATCATGCTAAGAGTTCCAGCAAAACGAGATAAATCAATTGCGTTTTCTGCTACACGGTGTAGATCCATATCATCTTTTGCATCCTCTCTAGCATATTCTAGAAGACGGATGAATAGAGGAACATCTAATTTGATTGTGTCTTTTGGATTCATGGTTTATTTGTTTGAACTTGATTTTACTTTAGCATAGTATTCATAAGCATCTTCAATAGCATCAAATTCTTTTGTCTCAAGTCTAGTAGCTACGGGGTGAGCAACTATCCATTTTTTTCCTTCTTGGTATATAGATACTTTTGATATGTCCTCACTTAATTCATCTTCATACACTTGAGCAGCATCTGTCTCTTCATGTGAAGGTGCTTCGGGCATTTCATCATCCATTTCTTCGTTCAATGAAGTACTTTTAGTAAAGTGTTCAAATGCAAGTTCGTAATCTGTTTTTTCACGATCGAAAATATTTCCAACCATTCCCATACCAACGAAGTTTTCGTTGAGTGATTCTTTTGTTGAACCGTATTTATCATTTATTTCATCCCATTGATCATTACTTACATATATTACAGATGTTGATCCATCATCATAAGTAACCTCATATGAACTATCCTTATTTTGTTTTGCACTAACAATATCTTTATTTTCTTGCAATTTTGCTTTGTATTCGCTTTCAGTGATTACACCTGAAAGTAATTGCATGCGTAGGGTTTCTTTGTTCATTTTTTATATTTTATTATAAATATTATGGATTTTTTGTCTCTAGCATTTTTTTAACCTTCTGGAGGTATAGGATAGCATCCATGTGTTCCTCTAGAGCGTGGTTGATATAATCTATTAGGTCTAGATCGGTACGATCTAAATCTGTTCCATACTTTTCTTTACCCATTGCTGCTCTTTCAACAAACTTATCAATTATTGAATCAACAATTGAATCTGTTTTTGGGATTGATCGTTGTGGGGTATCTTTAGTGGGATGCCTAGGATTCCACTCAAAACTTGTTTTGCTCATTGCTTTAATAATTTATCTGCTTCTTTATCATCAACTCCCATATCGTAAAGTACTCTGCGTGCTCCCGGTTCACGAAGGATATCAAGGTATTCTTCCGCCTCGCCTAAACTACATTCAAAATGTTTTGCAATATAGTCTATTACCTCCATGTTTTTCTTCTTACGATTAGTCTTCAAATACTTAAAAAATGTTTTTTGTTTCGGGATCATCTCTTTGTAAATGTTGTAAAGTTGTTTTTTATTGTCGTATGGGATGGTTTGGACATAATTTACAAATTCAATGTAGCGTATATCCATCGATACGTATCGATTGATCATGTAAGAATTCCATTTATCCCACGATTCTTCCGAAATTTCTTCAATAGGAGTTTTATAAAGGGTGATTTCATTCAACCACCCAAATATATCCTTTATATATTTTTGTTTACTCACAAAGTAATATCTTTATACTCTGCACGAAGTTCTGATGGGAGAGAATCTATTAGGATTTTCTTGCTTTCCAAATCATAAAATACGGGAATGGGGATTAGGGCATCTTCATCTGCTCCAATCATAAATTTGGAGATTTTACGGATAATAACTGCTTGTCCGAATAGTTTTCCTCCGTTGAATCCTTCAACAGATGTTGTTTTTGTAAAGTCAATGTTCAATTGGGGTTGTTCCATGTTTATTTGTTTTTATTGGTTTTTTCTTTTTTATATTCTATAAAGTCGTGTATAAATCCTGCTGCAACTATCAGGTTCATTCCGATTGAGGCTAATACTTCATGTATATCTTGGTATACTGTGTTCAGTAAATGTAAATGTCCTACTGCCCAAAAAGGTATGGCCAAATTTTGGGATATCCAAGAAAGTGTATATTTTAAGAAATACTTCATATTACCTCTATAATCTTTGCAATTGCAGACATTACATTAATTTCTTTATCTATTCTAAAATTTGCTTGATATAGATGCTCGTTTAATACAATTGCAACCATACCTTCTTTTCCCGGAGCGTATTTTGGAGCATATTCATATAAGCTACGATATAATTCTTCAAAATCTTTAACATTTGAATCCGCTATAATTTGCCGAATGGTCAACCAACTTCTTATACCCATCAACTCCTTTATCACATCTTTAATATAGTTTGTTGAGGTTAAAACTGTTTTATCAAGTACAATAGCATCATCTTTTACAGACATTTGTAAAACATTCAACATTTTACGCATGTCAGGGTAATATTGTAGGATCAATGTTTTAATATCCTCAGGTGTATATGATAAATTTAATTGGTCTGTTAGCATCCAAGTTAAATGGTTGTACACATCTTTTTTGGTGGGAGGTACAATTTTAAGTACCTGGCAACGTGATTGTAAAGGATCAATGATTCGCTCTATAAAGTTACAAGTTAAGATAAAGCGAGTTGAGCGTGAGAATGTCTCAATTACGTTTCGCAAGGCGGCTTGCCCCTGAATGGTGATAAAATCTGCTTCATCTAATATTACTACTTTGATACCTTTCCAAGATGCAGCACTAGCAAATCCCTTTACTTTTTCTCTAATAGTGTCAATTCCATTCTCGTCGGATGCGTTGATGTAAAGGTAATCGCAATCTAAATTTTTAACTATAATTTTTGCTAGTGTAGTTTTTCCACAGCCAGGCGGGCCATAGAAGATAAAATTTTGGATATCGCCTTGATCAAGGTATTTTTGAATTGTGTCTTTAATATTCTCGTTTCCAACATAATATTCGAGTTTGGTAGGACGGAAACGTTCTACAAATAACGTATTTTCTTTCATAACCATAATATACAAAAAAAGCTTGCATTTTGCAAGCTCTTTAAACTATTCTATTTAACAGAATTTATTTTTTAATGTATTTTTTAAAATTATCTAAATTAACATTATTTACAGCATCAACAAAATTATTCCATTCTGGGTTGGCCACATTTATATCATCCTCTTCATATTCACTGGTGAATTGGACTGCATCGGCCATGTCATCAAATTTTTCGTTTAAGTCATCTAATGTTTGATAATCAGCAGGCATAAATAAATCTTTTTCTCCACTATAAAGGTTAAAAGGAAAGTTTCTTGAAGTGGTTGAATTTGATAAAAATTCATTAAAACTATCACCTGCTTCTTTATCTCCTTTTTGAAGACCCGATTGAAGATCTTTTAATTTTTTAAAAAATTTAGGTGTTACATAATTATGGTCTACAATTCCTTCTTTTTTCTTGGTGCTTTTGCCCGTATCCATATTATAAGTGGTAGTTTCAGCATTAGCAGGGATTTTAACAAGGATTTGAAAAAGGGTTGCAAGTTTTTCGAAATTTAAACTTTTAAATTTCCCTTTATTTTCTTCAATTTTTTCTTTATATTGACCTTCAGTAATAATACCAGCCAACATTTGCATTCTAAGTGTTTTTTTATTCATTTTATCTAGATTTTTATTATACATATTATCAAAGATAAAAAAAAATGAAAATGTTTCCAAATTATTTTATTTTTCTCCTTGGGAATACCATCCAATATATCTTAATCTATTTTCAGGCCAATATCTATTTAATGTTGCTTTATCTACTGGGGTATTTATCCATTTATCTCTCAATTTATAGTCAGTGTATCCACTTTTTGGGTCACTATGTGAGATATGTACATTTCCATCTGGATCTGTAAACCTATATGTATTAGCTAAAGTATAGTATGTAATATCTGGGGTTCCATTTCCATTATCTGTGGTTAGAGGAAGAAGATTGTTTTGATAGCGTTCTCTTTGTTCAGCATCTTCTTTGTCCCTTTTTTCTCTATAATTTTTTCCCCAAAAATCATCGCGGTATTTTTTTGTTATTCTAGTAACTTTACTTTTTTCTTGGGGTGTTAAAGGTCTACCCATTATGTTTTGAATATGGTCTTTAGCTTCATATTCGTGGGACCACTGGTTTTTTTCTGTGTATGGGTTGTTTTGGAAAAAAACATCCAGTTCAGAAGCTATATCAATTTCTTCGGTGAGGATTTTTTTGATTTCCTCTTTGATTAGCTGTTTGAGTTGTGAGTGTTTCATTTTATTTTATAATTCCTGCTCTAACAAGCATTTGACGTTGTTCCCAGTCCATTTCTTCCTTTAGCTTTTGTTTAAAGTCAAATGCTACGGGTTGGAGTTTGGCTCTTTGGTCAGCTGATATTCCAGTTACTATAAGTTTGTATTGTCTGTCAGTTCCAGTTCCAACAGGTTCTATTTCAAATTTGGCTGTAGGTACTTCTCCTAAACGGGCTTGTAGTTGTTTTCTTAATTTATCTGCTTGATCAGCAGTATTTACTGTGGTAGAAAGAGGTGGAACTGTTGCTTTTTCAGGTTGAACTGTTACTTGTGGGGTTTGTTCTTCATCTTCTCCTTTAGCAATATCTATAAAGTTAAAAGAAACATTAGCATTATCCATTATAGTTTTTAAAACTTTTTTAAGATATGCTTTTGGATTAAATGGTGATTTTTCTTGTGGAAACAAAATCATTCCATTATCCACTACATAATGTATATCTTGTTCCATTTTACCTGCATATTTTTTCAAATTATCAGGTGTTTTCATAGGAAAATAGTTCTTACCATATTTTCCATAAAACTCTAGTGGTAAAGATTTTCCTGGGAGGGTTTTGAGCCAATCTTCAAATTCACCTTCATTGTCTTCTGCTCTCCAGGCTTCAAATTTAGATTGGTTTTTTTCAACTGTTTCATCCCATGCTTCAGGAGCTCTATTCTTGATATCAGCTATTTTATTATCTTTTTCCAAGTCAGAACGTGAATCCCAATCTTTCCAAGCAGCGCCTGCTTTTTGAGCAGGAATTGAAGGACCAAATACTTTAGCAATAACTTTGGAGTCCCTCATATTTTGAGCGTATATTCCGTAATTTTTAATATCGTTTAATGCTTTTAAAGTATCATCGATGGATTCAGGTTGTATAGCTATATCATATTGGGTGCGATTAGCTTTTTGTTCTCCACCTTGTTCGTCTTCTATTTCGCGAAGGATATCAGTTAATTTCATAATTTTTTAAACTCCTCTCCCTTTAGGAGAATTTCTAGTAAATACTATAGTTGTTTCTTCTTTACCCCAAGGTTTAACTCTGAAATGAACTTTATTTTGTTTATCAAAATATACGTTTCTTATTCCTGAGGGGGTTTTTCCTTTGATTGGGAAACTTTTTTGGATATCTTGTTCAATATCAACCCCAGATTTGTGATACACATTTATGTAAAACTCAGAAGAAGACCCTGAGGCGAATCTGCTCAGGGAAGAAAAACTTGAATTAGGTAGAATATTTTTAAGAGTTTGAATCGTACCTTCAATATCATTTCTTAAAACATCCTTATTTGTTGGGGTCCAATTTTCCTTCAATATTTTAGAAATTTCTTCTTTGATCAATTTTTTAAGTTGTTCTTTTCCCATGTCTATACATATTAATATTCACCGTAAATGTTAAAACGTTTTGGTGGTTCGGGTTTGATTTCTTCTATCTCTGTTTTAATAGCAAACAGTTTAGAATTTAAAGGTTCAAGCCTAAAATGACACTTATCACCCGTTTTTTGAAAATACTCCTCTAAAGCATCAGTGAGGGAAGAACGTTCAATGTCTTCCCCCACTAATTTCCAAGTATCCCCTTTACCAGCAACCCTGGTAGCAATGAGGGTATATGTTTCTACTTGTTTTGTTTCCATATTACATCATTCCCATCATTGAAGGATCATATGATGGTTCTTTTTTATCTTCTGGTTTATCAACTACAACACATTCTGTCAATAGGATAGTTCCTGCAATTGAAGCAGCATTTGAAAGCGCTTGTTTAGTTACCTTGTGTGGATCTAAAATACCTGCTTCTTTCATATTAACCACAGAACATGTTTTAATATCATATCCTGCCCACTCACTATTAGCAATTTTAAGATCATGTTGTATAATCATACGAGCATCTGCTTCTGAATAACCAGCGTTAAATAGGATTTGCTCAAATGGTTTTCCACAAGCATTGTATACTACTTTATATCCAAATTTGAAATCCTCAGTTGTATTTTGGTTTTCAATATCTTTAAGAGATTCACGAGCATTCAATAGAGCAATACCTCCACCAGGAACAATACCATCCACTAGGGCTGCTTTTGTTGCCTGTAGAGCATCATCAACACGATCTTTCTTTTCTTTCATTTCGGTTTCTGTGTTTCCTCCAACATGAACAACTGCTACTCCACCTACAAATTTAGATAGACGTTCTTGCAGTTTTTCCATTTCAAATGGAGTAGTTGCAGATTCAATTTGTTGTTCAAGTTCCTCTACTCGTTGAGTAATTTTCTCTTCTGTTCCTTTACCATCAATAATTGTGGTTTTTTCTTTAGAAACAGTAATTGTTCGAGCTTGTCCAAACCAATCCCACTGGAATTTATCCAATTTCATTCCTTTATCCTTATCAAAGACAGTTCCACCTGTTAGAACTGCAATGTCTTCCAAAAGTAGTTTTCTACGATCGCCAAATTCAGGGGCACGTACAGCACATACTTTTAGAGTACCACGCATTTTATTTACCACTAGAGTGGAAAGTGCCTCACCATCAATATCATCACAAATAATCAAAAGTGATTTATTTGATTGGGATACATTCTCTAGAATAGGCAACAAATCTTTTACTGAGGAGAATTTATAGTCTGCAATAAAAACGAATACATCATTCAATGTAGTAGACATTGTAGAGTTATTTGTTACAAAATAAGGTGATTTGTAGCCACGATCAAATTGCATTCCCTCTACTGTTTCCAAATATGTGTCGCCAGTTTTAGATTCTTCAATATAAACTACTCCTTCACGTCCAACTTTTTCCATCGCTAGAGCAATCAGTTTTCCTACTTCAGGATCATTGTTTGCTGAAATTGTAGCGATTTGCTCAAGCTGCTCTTCGGATGCAATTTTTTCATGGATTTTCTTCAATCCTTGAAGTACAACTCCAACAGCACTATCAATACCACGCTTAATTTCAACTGCATTTGCTCCATCATTCAAGCGGTTCAAACCTTGCTTAACAATTTCGCGTGCCAAAAGAGTTGATGTAGTTGTTCCATCACCCGCGTTATCTGCTGTTTTGATGGAGGCTTGCTTGATCATGTTAATTCCAAGATCCTCAATTGGATCCTCGAGTGAATTAATTTCTTTTGCAACGGTTACACCGTCCTTAGTTGAAAAAACTTGACCTTCTTTAGTGTAGACAACATTTCGTCCGTTTGGTCCTAAAGTTGAAACTACAGCATCTGCTAGGGTGTTAATACCTTTTACTAGTTTTTTACGAGCCTCTGCTCCAAATTCAATTTGCTTACTCATTGTCTGTTACTTTTGCTAAAACTTGTTTTTCATTTCCTATAAAGTACTCTACACCTTCGTGTTCTACTTTTGTAAAACCCATTGTAGGTAGTACCACAACATCACCTTCTTTCAATTCAGTTTTAATAAATGTTCCTGCTACAGTATATGTACCTGGCCCAACTGCAATTACTGTTCCGTGAACGTTTCTGTCTTTTCCCATATCAGGCACAATAATGGAGCCATACTGGGTTTCCTCAATTTCAAGAGGTTTTACGATAACTGCATCAAATAGTGCTTCTAGTTTACTCATATTTCGATTGATTTTAAAATGTTTTCTAGTCCATTTTTTACTTCATTCCAAGTACCAATATATTCTTTGATAGAAGAATATTCACCTTGGTTTTGGTAAAACTTTTGTTTTGCAATACAATTTAGTGCATTTGAAAAGCTACTGTAATAGCCAACTACTTTTTCTTGTTCTTTACCAGTGGCTGCTTTTCCTCCAAAACCACGAGTGGTTATGGATTTTTCAATAACTGTAAAATTGGTTGCATCTTTGACAATATAGAATGGTTCCATTGATGGATCCTTAATTGTGCAAAGTGATGATTGTGTGTCAGGATTTTCGCCGCGTGCAGGACGGCCTCTACGTTTTGTTTCTTGCATAACTTACTTTAAATTTATAACTTTAATATATGAAAACTATTTTAAAAAACCAAATTATTTTATTATACATATTAGAAAGCCAAGTCTTCTTTACGGATAATATAGTATTCGCTTTTAATTTCTTCATTATCAAACTCTAGTTTCATTAAACCGTTTGAATTCAAATATAATGCTCCCGTTTTCAAATCCTTATTTATATTCAATATGTTTTTAAACTGTGTTGAATTGAATGGTAATTTTATATCAACATCATTTATAGTACCATAAATCTGATATGTGATTTTATTGTTATGCCCATGCTCGTCTCCAAATGTAAAGAGGCACATTTTATCTCCGTTCAGATCTTCCTCTATAGAAACTACCATATTATCTACGTCTCCTAAAGCGGTTTTAGCTTTAACCAAACTTAAAAGATCTTCCGAGTCAAGATTCAAAGACACATGCCATTCAGGTTCAGTTACGCTTCCTACTTTTGGGATCAAAAGTGGATCAGCTAATGCGTATGTTAGGTTAAACTTTGTATCTTGAAAATGTAGTTTGGTTGGAATTGATTTGTGTTTTTCAAGGTTCAACAGTAGTTCACCTTGTGTAATGTTTAAGAGTGATAGGAATTTTTTGGTATCAAAAATGGCAAGTTCACTATCTTCAATATCAATGTTTGGGCAAGTGATTTTGCCTATAACTTCTTTATTTAAAGACATAAAGTCTATTGTGAGTGTTTTGTCTTTGATTTTCCACTTGACGGATTCGTTTTCACCCAAGTAGTATTTGTTGATTGCTGCTTGTAGAACTAATTTATTTACCATGTGTTAAAGATAAGAAAAATATTTTAAATATCCTAATTAAATTGGAAAAATTTAGCCTTATATGGGTTTAAGTTTAACTGCCAACCAATATCTTCATACACTGTTTCAAGCTTGTTTCTAATAATACTATCAAACAGACCATCACGATCAATATATTTATTGACTATCTCTAGAATGTCTGGAGCATCATTATAGCCATTTAGAGCTAGTACCTCTATTTTGTATGGGTTTGGTTTTAGAGCAGCAATATAAATTTTATCTCCAATTGTAAATTCCGGATACTGTTTAGTTAAACCTTTAAAACGCAAAATATCATTTGTGATAGTTGCTGCTTTTGTGTTAACAGGACACTTTAATTTTAACTTTGAGAACAGCTCACCAGCCATAGGTTTACGCTCAATATATTCGTCCATCTTTTTTAGACCAACGGGTTTCAAAAGTTTTTTCCATTCTATAGTTTGGATTGAATTTTTAAAGTTCATTACAAACTTATCTATGTCTTCTTTTGGTTTGGAGAATAGAATAGATTTAATTAGTTCTTCTCCAAATTCTCTAAAGTATGCTGGGAAATTGGATTTCATGATATCTAGACCTTTCATCTCAAGTTCCTCAATGTCCACTCCTTCTTTATTTACAATGTAAATAGCGTAACGGCGTTTACCAGACCAATATGCTTTTTCAGCAATCACTTCTTGTTTTAACTCAAAGTGATGTGATCCTCTAATGTTGAATAAGTTTGTGGAAATGTTAGATAGATTTTTATTTGTTACCTCTTGCAGCTCATCTGTTAGCTTTAACAATCGTTTAATTTTTTCCTCCCTATTTGAATAATCCAAATCAGGATTACGGTGTAGAAGTAAATCAGTTAAGTGCATATAAAGAGAATCCGTGTCTGATGCGATAACAAACTTTTTAGTTTCAATGTTTAGTTGTTGAGAAATATATTCATTAGTGAACTCGATTGATTCTTTTGTTAAGCGCTGTCCACTATTAGTGATAGCTGCAGAACATATTTTAAATCCATCTGTAAAACGCCAAGAGTTAATTGCATATGTACCATAAAGTGCATTTTGCAAGATTTTGAATGCTAACTGGTACAGGTCATATAATTTATAGTTTGCCCAATCCTCTGCTTTACCCGCTTTTTTCTTTAAACCTTTATAGTAGTTTCGTTTATCAAACCAGTCCTCCAATACCTCACACGAAATACTTTTAACATCTGTTCTAAAAAGTGCTCCACTAGCTGAAATAGTCCATTCATTGTCCTCTATAAGTCTAATTAGGGACTCGATTGTTATAGTAGCATCTTTAAGTTGATAACTGTGTTTGTTGAGTTTTTGTATATGGATTTTTTCCTCTGGGTTGCGCTGTTTGAGTTGCTCAAGGGAATTATATTGCTCGTAGTTATCTTTAGTTACAATTCTTCCCATCAATGTTTCAATTCCCAAATTGAGAGATTTGATGATTGAAGGGTATAGTGAGGTAAAGTCCAAATCTGATACATCCGAATATAAACCAGGGATAGGATCAAGCAGATATCCACCAGCATATCCATCCTTTTTTCGAATAGTTTTTATATTACGTTGAATGTACTGGTTTGATTTGGTTTTAACTATTACTTTGTTTTCCTCTATACTGTAAACTACCCCCTCAACTGTTGGGGTTCCTCTCTGGTGTTGTACGGGGTCTCCAATTTCTAGTTCTCTAATTGAGGGGTTTGTGGTGGTTGGCTTATTTGGTGCAATTATATTTTTACGTTTTAGATACGTTAAAATTGCTCCTTCATTCAACACAGTATTATAGTAAATGGATTCATATGGGGTATGGCATAGGTGAGAAATCAAAATAGTTAACTCGATAAACTTTTGTTTTTCCTCTAGCGCCTCTATAATCTCAACGTCTCGAATGTTGTACTCAACGTATTTTTCTTTGTCTTCTTTGAATAATTTATCCAAACTACCATTGTACTCTATCTTACCTAGCTTGGCATATTTCAAGCCAATATCTCCCAACTTATAAGATTGTTCTTCTTTCATCATATACTTTCGCAACAAAAGCATATAATCTAAACTGTTAACTAATCCTATACGAATTGGAGAATTTGGTTGAGTTGATATTTCATCTATTTTACCTATTGGAGATAGGCGATAGGCTTCATCTCCCAAACGTTTTTTAATTCTATAATACAAATATGGTATATCAAAGAAATCACTATTGTATCCTACTACAATTGTGGGATCCATTTGCTCCCATTTATTCAAGAATTTTTTAATAAGCGTATTTTCATCTTTACAAGGGATAACTTGTTTACCGTTTATGGAAGCTTCTTCCATTTCCCCTGCTTTATCCAAAATATAACAGATTTTTTCCTTAGTGGAAACATCAATCAAAGCAATTGCTGTAATCTCAGCATTTGCCTCTTTGATAGTATAGGGAGTAAGGGCTCCCAAAATTTCAATCTCAATATCTAAATAAACTATATTATGATAGGAAGGCATATCGTCCGTTTTATAATACAAGTCTCTCAACAGTACTAGTTCACGGTCGATATCCTTTTCTAGAATATTGGGGTTTTTCCTATCATATTTGCCTTGAATTGGAGAACATCTTTCTCCAAACAAGGTTTCGAATTCACCTTCCTCGTCTAGTTTGTATAGGGTAGGCCAATACTGAAAGCACTTAATGCCTTTCTTATCATCTCTGATATAATAGTGGTATTGGTCGTCCCCAGGTTGACGATTGTAGTAAATTGCTTGAAACATAACTTTTATTTAAAGAATTGCGTTAAATCAGGTTTAAAGTAATTGATAGATTTCATTACTTTCCTATCACGTGTTCTATAGACGATATAATATTGGCCAACCTTTTCATAGTGGCACTCCTCTTTTTGCTCGGCGGACCGTACTCTAACGGTATCTTGTGCTTCCTCCTCGCTTGTGCAAGCTTTGCTAAGATTAGACGCTTGTACTTCTTGATACGCCGGCCATACCTTATCCTTAAGGCCATGTAGCATAGCTCCGTTGCCCAAGGACACATACGTGATGTCACACAGAGCATCAAGAACCTCAACAATATTCCCGGTTTGGCACGCATGTTTGTATTCCTCGAGTTCTTCCAAAATAAAATTATAGACAAACATCCACTCCTTCTCATCGGGAATGACCGGGTTATAATTATTGGGCTTTCCCATTACAGCATTAAACTCTTCAACCTCTGATACAAAAGGTACATAGTTTTGTTTTAGGTATTCAATTTCATTTGTTAATTCTCTATATTTGAATATAACATCATCTCCAAGTTCAATTTTAGACATTAGAGATAAATCTATCATTTGCCCATACAGGACTTTAATTAATTCTTCTTGTTTTCTTTCTAATGGAGTCATTTGTTTTCTATTAAATGGTAATACAATCTATCTGCTACTAGTTTTTTCCAAACATTTATTCTGTCTTGTGATAAACTGTTTTTCTTTTTAGGGTCAATTAAAACTATAAGATTAGCTTGCAATTCAGCATCTATCAGTGCTAGAATTTCTTCTTTAGATCTGGTGTCCTCCATTGTTAATTTTTAGTGAATCAAAAAATTCCTTACGTGCTTGGTTATCATTTTCCATAAACACACCTGATGCTTTGGTTGTAACCATAGAGGCACCTTGATGTTTTACACCTCTACAAGATACACAGTTGTGGGTTGCTACAGTTGTAACAATTACACCTCTATTCCCCTCACATACTTTATCTACTGCATTATGAATAGCTGCTGTAAGTTGCTCTTGGATAGCTCCTCTACGAGCAAACAACTCTACAATTCGGTTTAGTTTGGATAGACCAATTACTCTACCACCTTCTCCAACAACGTAACCAACGTGAACTACTCCTCCAATAGTTTGGTGGTGGTGTGAACACATTGAGGTAACTGGGATATTTCGC